CAATCGAACAGTGGCCTGTCCTTGCGGTCAAACACACTGACATCGGTGTAGTCACCCCATGCACGTAGCACGGGGTCAGTCTCATCAGCATCTTCGACATAGACACGCTTGACCACAAAGCCATTGGCATGTAGCTCAGGTTCGATGTAGTACGTAGCACCACTGTTGAGTGTGACATTGCCACCAATGAAGTAGCCACCCTCAGTGGTCTTAGCACTGACCACATCGTAAGGCTTTCCGATGGTAACGTCAGTGGCATACATGGGCGGGATAAGTTCTTGACGAACTGGGATCACTTGATATTGCATATTACCTCCATATAGGTTCTTCCCCCCAACGACATGTCAGGGGGAGTTCGTTTTCTCTAAGTTTCATTACTGTAACAAACCCCCGATTGCTTGTACGAATGACTCAATCTTCTGAGACTGAGCACGATTCTGCTCTTTTAGATCCTCAACCTGACCTTGCAGGTTCATCATCTGAGCCTTGAGGTCACCGTTCTCTGCCTTGACGATACGGTAATTCTTACGCACTGCTTTAGGTGCAGTCACCTCAGTGTACAGATTGTAGCCACGGTGCTTGTTACGGTAACCAAGATCCTTGCGCCATTGATACAGGCATGAATTATTGATACTAAACTTAGCGAAGGTCTCTACGCCTGTGTGATGCTCATAATATTGGCACACCTCATGTCTGAACGACAGTGAATACTTGCTTGTACTATGACGAGTACCCTTGGTAAATTCATTTCTGTAGGCAAGTAAAGTGATCGCCTTCTCAGATTTTCCAAACTTATCTGCGGTATCCTTTGCAGAATTTTCTGCATAGAATGCAAGAATTTCAGCTTTCAACTCAGGTGTATATACTGTACGTGTCATGATTCTTTCCTTTCATCATGGTTAAAGGTACTATCAACAGTACCACAAAGCGCACCTTTCAATGCGCTTACTGGTATTGTCATTTCATTTCTATAAGTTCACGGCAACTCTTTACAATTTGCTCAGTGCTTGCTAGTAAGTTGTCGAACATTTTCTTACGTTCTTTTGCGACATGCTCCCATTCAATCACCTCATCTTCTAGTTTTCTGGTTTCCGTAGAATACTTCTTGTAATACTTCTCGTATAGACTCTTATAGTCTACCTTTTTAATAGTCTCTCTCAAGTCACCATAAGCGGTATACACCTCACCGGTATCAAATTTACCCTCATCAATCATAGCTTTTAGGTGTAACCTTGCCTGTGTTTGACTTAAGAACTTAGCCCGTACTGACCCTCGAATACGGCAATTCATTTCAGTGTAGTAAAAGTTTTCCCTGTCCTCAGTTACAAGCACAAACCAATAACCTCTACCTTTTTCAACTGTTCCGATTTTCATTTCACACCTCACTTATTGTTACGTTAGTGATACCCTTGCGGCGAAGGTATGCAAACATACCCTCCACCTTGTTCTCAGGTATCGTACACAAGAACACATCGTGCACAAACACTTTTACTGTGGTCATTCACCCACCTCCCCTATCAAAGTATCACAAGCATCAGCTATCCTTGACATAGCCTGAGATAGCGATGGTGTAAGATGCTCACCACAGCTTGCGACAGATGATGCAAACTCACGCACCCTGCTCAGGTCACGTTGAATATCTTTTAGATCCTGCATCACCTGCCAAGCTTCACTAGCAGCCTGTTGCGTTGCATCAATTTTTGACCACGTGCTCATTACACTCCCTCCTTCACCCATTTAAGATTGAACACACTAGGGAAAAAGTTATTAACCCTACCCGTAGACCCATCATGTCGGGGGCATTGTGCAGCAGTAAGCACCGCACTATCACCCCGAAAGTCTACAAGATCCTGCCCAATAGACACCGGCTCATGGTTATCATCCACAAGCCGCCACGTTACACCATTTAATACTTCAATCATGTCGCTTTCCTTTTTGTTGAGTGGACAACACCCCATGCGTTGACATAGGGTGCTTTCGCAATGTTCACTCATTATGCGGCAACAGGCAGATCACGAGCAGAGCGCAACAACTTGAGAGCAGCGACATTGATAGCATCACCTTCAACAGGTGTGTCTAAACGCTTTTCAACCTTCTTGATAAGACGCTCAAGCTCATCCGAAAGATCCATAGGCTTAGGAACAGATGCAGGCTTAACCATCCAAAAAGGATTATCACGAGCAGCCATAAAGACCTTACCCATCAGACGGGAATTGTCGGCATCCACATACCATGCTTTAGCTTCTTCAGACCATACACAAACAGGCAACATCACTTGCACCCACTTAGCAAAAGCGGAAGCATGATAAGGTGATTGACCTTGCAAAGCATTGAGACGCCCCACCGCTACCTTAGCAGCATCGGCATCATCCTTCGCATCATGCCATATCTTAATAACAGACACCGCAATATTATGAATGCGTTGCTGTAAAGACTTTGCATCACCGCCCACCTTGACAATGGCCGCATCAATTTGAGCATCAGTGAAGATTTTTGTTACGATTTTAGACATAGTTTTTCCTTTCAGAGTACAGTTACACTACACCCCCAACGGATGCAGTGAGCTGTACTCTGCCCTATCTCAAAAGAGATAACCAAGTTGGCTTGGCTTAGGCAGAGTAAAACCCCGTCTGAAAAAACTAAAACGTGATCCACGATACCCGCCATACTCTGACCAGTCTGATCACACTTCCCGCTTTCGCTTTTGAAGCTCATCTCTATTAAAGAATGTTTGTTGCTACCAACATCACGCAACACAAAACAACGTATAAACCGCACGGCACCCGATCTCAGGTTTTAAATTATGGCAAGGCTTTCGCCCATCAGAACTGTCATTTCAGTCCTTGCCTACGTTGTCGCCGTCTAGTCACTCTTTAGCGTCTTTTGTTAGCCCCTTGCCCCGTGTCACTTCCTAAACCTTTTCCGATACGGCGGCTCTTTTTCCACCTGTCTACCGAATTGTGCTTAGCTAAGGTTACTTACTAACAATTCCCGCCGTCTAATCACCTAAACGCTTGCCTTGCTATTTCCTGATCAATTCTAAGACAAGTAACCTGATCAGGTCTTAAAGTTAATTATCGGGGCTTTCCGTTCCGCCAAGTCTCACTCCGACAAGGTTTCATATAGTTGGTAGCGACGTCTTCAAAAAAACTTTCGTAATCAATATCAGATAGAGCCGCCTAAAACATGGCGCTAAAAGGTAATTGTATATCCGAAAGTATTGGTTTTGGTGGGAAATAGGGATAGTTTAACAACCATAAAGCGAGCTGATTAGGTTTTAAATCAATTAGAGATAGTAAAAAAACTTGACTAACTGGTCAAGATTAGGGGTCTAATGTTGGTGATTCGTTTATGCTTTGTTCCGTGTCTGTTCTCAATAAGAACAAAGATAGAACAAGAGATAGTTTAACATTAAACTACTTTATGGTTTAGCATTAAACTATACGAAAGGATAGGTGATGTATATACCAAAGGATATACTGCTAGTACAAAAGGATAGGTAGCCTACCCGATGGTATAGTGTACCGACCCAAAGGGATAGGGGGTGGGTGTCTATATATAATGAATCATCCGATGGGATACATGAATCTATCCGAACAGATATGTGATCACAAATTCGTATAGTTCGTGCTATACTTTCGGATATACTGAATGATCTATTGTATATTTCCCATAATAATAACAGATAGTTAGCCCAGCCAAAAGGATCATTGCGCTACCCGAAAGGATAGAGAGCCTATCCGATGGGGGGCATGGGCCATACGGGGGTACTACGCTACGTATACACACACAATGACAGCGGGGGGTATTTTTAGCTTGTTAACCACAATGTAAACAAAGCCCATTATGATGTTATAATGTAACATCCCCCTGTATTACTTGACTAATTGGTCAGGTTTATCCCTTAAAATGTAAACAAGCTGTGTAAGCCTCCAGGAATAGCCTAAACTTCTCTGGTAGCCTGACCCCTATCAACTTCTTTACCCCCACCCTGAACAGCCTTATATCGCCTCTCAGAGGCATCTGAGGTAAACTGGGGGCGTTACCCCGGCGCCTTTAAGCTCCCACTTCATTTATCAACGAAAAGGTGATAAAAGTTTAAGTTCCTACTTGACAGATGAGCATGAAGTAGTATAACATATACATAAAGTATTACTTAAGGTAGCTTTAAGTACCTTTAAGTCTATTATCAACTATATTTATTAAGTTAAATATACTTAAAGACTACTTTAAGTAGGAACTTTAAGTACACTTAAGTCCTCTATCTCTAATATTAATAGTTATTAGAAGACTTTAAGTAGGAACTTTAAGTACGTACCAAAAATCTTTTGTCGTCCCAACTTAAAGTACTTGACACTCAGCACCAACTTAGGTATAACTAGCCATGTCAAAGCCAAAAATGTACATAAGCGATAATGTACTAGAAGAATTTTACTACGCACTAGCTTCAGAAGACGAAGGAAGAATGCGTAGAGTCCACATCCCAAGATCAGATGTGTTCTATATCAGAAATAAAATATTAGAAGACACAGGCGTTAAGTATTCCCTGGACAGAGTTGAAAGAGCTATGTACTTAGAGGGGCATCTTAAGGCTTCAGATGTGTTTGAACCTAGAAGAAAGAGGGATTGGGAATGACTGTAGCAATGGAACGTATTCTAGCTTGGAAGATCATGCCAAGACTGATGATGTTTGTTATGACCTGGATGTATATCGAGGTTCTCTTCTGGTTTATGTCTTTATCTTCTGCTGATATGACTTCACAAGCTACAGCACTCACTGCCACAGTAACTGGAGCTATGACTGGAGCCTTTGCTGTGTGGCTAGGGAACGAGAAGTAATATGGCGGGACCAGCAATACCAATAATAGCAATACTTTCTGCCATCATTAAGGTTGGTGCTAAAGAAGCTACTAAAAAATATGGTAAAACAGCAGTCAATCAAGCTAAAAAGCTGCAGACAAAATATAAAAAAACTTTAGATGCTGACTCTGAAGATGCTGACTACTCTACTCCACAGACTAAAGGTAAAGTAACAAGAGCAGCTAACTCTTTAAGTAAGTCAATTAAAGAATCTCTTGGACCTGATGCAGATTCTAGAGATAGTATTAAGCTTAGAACTTTACTGCAAGACTTAAATAAAGGTGGTTTCAATAAAGGTGGTTTAGTAGACTACCGTAAATCAGGATTATTCAAATGATTGGTCAAATCTTAGGGGCAATTGGAGGATTAGCTACCACTTACCTAGATGGTAAGGTAGCAGTACAGAAAGCTAACGCAGAGATTAAGGTTAAGCAAGCTACTGGTGAGATTGACTGGGATCTAGCAGCTATTAATGCTACTCAGAACTCTTGGAAAGACGAATGGATTACTTTACTCTTTTCAATTCCATTGATTCTAGCATTTTGTGGTGATTGGGGTAATAGTATTGTTCAAGCTGGCTTTGCTGCACTGGAAACTATGCCGGCATGGTACCAATATTCACTAGGTGGGATTGTTTCAGCAAGTATCGGAATCAGATCCGTAAGTAAATTCTTTGGGAAAAAATAATGCATAAGAACTTTCAGAAATGTTTAGAGATGTTGTTACACCACGAGGGAGGCTTTGTGAATCACCCCCAAGATCCTGGTGGTATGACTAACCTTGGGGTGACTAAGGCTGTGTATGACAAGTGGATTGGGCGTGAGGCTACTAAGTCTGAGATGATGGACTTAAAGCCTGATGATGTAGCTCCTATCTACAAGAAGAATTATTGGGATAAGGTGCGTGGTGATGATCTTCCTAGCGGTGTTGACTGGTGCGCCTTTGACTGGGCCGTTAATAGTGGTTCTGGTCGTCCAGCTAAAGCTATACAACGTGCTGTGGGAGCAACAGCAGATGGGGCTATTGGGCCTATGACTCTGCAAGCTGTCATGAACAAAGATCCTCAGATGATTATCGAGAGTGTCTTCAGTCAACGTCAGAAGTTCTACGAGTCTCTACGAACCTTTGAGACCTTTGGTCGTGGTTGGACTCGTCGTAATAAAGAAACACTAGACCAAGCATTAAGTATGATCTGATGAGTATACCTGAGCGAGTCAAAAACAAAATGAAAGATGTAGGGCTTAAGGGGGTAAACAAACCCCAACGCCTTAACGATAGCAGTGGTAAATCTCACCATGTTATGGCTAGTGAAGGTGGTAAGTATAAGTATATTAAGTTTGGTCAAAAGGGTGTTAAGACCAACCAGACTGTAGGACAACGAGAGGCCTTTAAGTCTCGTCATGCTAAAAACATTAAGAAGGGTAAGATGTCTGCAGCTTACTGGGCCGACAAGGTTAAGTGGAGTAGCAGTAAAACTAAGTCCTCTTCTAAGAAGTGGGTTAAGGGTTCTTAATGTCTCTTATCTCCCACCTACCTCTACCAAGTATGCCATTCCAAACTCATGTCAATATTGTATTTGAAAATGGTGTAGGTGAACCCGTTGAGAAAGTTACAGACAAGAAAGAACCTAATAAAATTACACCTGATACACCAGTGGAAGATCTTAAGGTAGTCAATCAGATGTATGCTTATAATCCTAATCCAAACAAACTGCGAACTCCTGATGGACAAATCGTAGACTTCATTATAGCTTAAAGGAAAAAAAGGAAAATAAAAATGCGACCAGCCAAAAAAACATCGCCTGTAAAGAAACCTAGAGGGGGTGGTCCTCCCCCTCGTCCAAGACAGCAAAAGAAACAAGTTCTAGGAGCATTTGGTGAAAGGGTGCCAAAAGTAAAAGGTGGGCGTACACCCCCTAAAGGTTCAAGTGCAGTAAAGCAGAGAAAACTATCTCCTGCAGCACTAAGAAGTAAACGCTTAAAAGAAAAAGAAAGTCTTAACAAGTATGCAGAAGCATTGCGCAAAAAACGTTTAAAAGAAAAAAAAGCTACCCCCATAAAGCCTGAAAATATAATTGATAAAACTCCACGTGGTGGTGTAGATCCACGCTTAACTGCAAGACGTAAACGTGCAGCAGCATTAAGACGTAGACGTGAAGCAGCGGCTGCTAACAAAGCAAATCGTAGCGCCGTTAGAACTGACAATAAACAAGCAGCTTCGGATCTTGCAAAACTTAATGCTGCTCGTAAGCGGCAAGCAAAAAAAGCTGTACCTAGAAATAAACTTATACTCGATGTACAAGATAAAGGTAGAAAATCCCGCTACAGGTAGACGTACAGCTACAATAGCTAAAGTAAAAAAACTAAAGAAACCTTACGCAAGAAAAATACAAATCTTGACAGTAGCAGAACAACGTGCTAAAGTTATGAAGAAAACTGCAATAGCTAATCTATTTAAATCAGCTAAAGCAGACTTGCGAAGGAAACATAATGCCGTATCTGACAAGTAGCATACCTTACTTTAAATCTTGGGTACGTAGAGAGTACACAAAAAACTTAGAGGAATATCATGGAGAGTTTCTTCACTGTATGGTCATCGGTGTTACTACGATGCCCAATAGAACACTCAGCTTCCAAGTTATCTTTACAGGCTGTGAGTCAGACTTTGACGAATCAGAGAACGTCCATGGTGGAGCAATGTGGGCTAGGATGCCGCTCACTGCGTTGGTTGCGGATACACCTTTGGCTGAGTGGCCTAACGAGTTACCCCCGTACTTAGCTCAACCTTGGGATTGTATGTCGCATACACACAGTGTGTACAAGCTAGAAAGAGCAAGCCCAGCGCCTTGGATAGCAAAGATAGATGGTGAGTTTTATCCAGCTAAGTATTACTTTACTGTAGACTACACAGATAATGAAGTAGCAGATGACCCTGCACAACACAAACAGTCTCACGTATTAGAGTTGTTAGATGCAGGAGAATATACAGGTAACATTGTTGCGTTGCCCAATAACAGAGTGAGAGTAACTCACCCCGCATGGTTTGAAACAGGACAAGGTGCTCCTGACTTTAAACCTAATCAACATACATACAACTCGAAAGAAAACGTAGACTACGTATGGGATACGCAACGAGTGTTTAACAATTTATACAGTGAGGAATAAATTATGATGAAGAAAAAAGGATATGCCCAAGGTGGTTTAAAACCAGCGCCAAATAAAGGTGCAGCATCTTTACCTAAAGATGTACGTAATAAAATGGGCTTTATGAATAAAGGTGGCATGATGAAGAAAAAAGGTTATGCTAAAGGTGGAGCTATGATGAAAAAGAAAGCTTACGCTAAAGGTGGTAAAGTAGCTATGTACAATCAAGGTGGCATGGTTAGATCTACTGGTACTATAAATACTGGTATCGCCAACCCTAAAAATACTTATAAGTAGGAGAAATATTATGGCTGTATCACTACGAACATACTTAAACAATCAACTAAAGGCTATGGGTAAAACTGCTGCCCAAGCTAAAAAGAATGCAGGTAAGTACAAGAGTATCTCTGCTGCTAAGAAAGCTGGGTCACTTTACTACACAGATAAAAATGGTAAAGTAATGGCTGCTGTATTTGCAGAGGATCTTAAAAAACCAGTCGCTGCAATTAAACCTAAGAAAAAACCATTAGGTGCACCTAAGAAAAATAATATTATCACCAGCACAATTAGTGATACTAAAGGTGGACGTGGAGATGGCTTACGTGAAACAGCTCAACGTAAAGTAGACACCAAATCTCCTAGCGAATTAAAAGGTCAATCTGCTAAGTTTAATGCTTTCTTTAACAAGAACAAAGCTAAGTTTAAAAATGAAAGCGGCAAAGGTTACAACATGCGTGAGGCTATGAAAGCCTTTAATAAGAAAAAGTAGATGCCAGATCTAAGTAAGTCCAAGTTTCATACACAAGGGTACACTATTGCATCTACTTCGGCAGATGCTAGTGCTACCGCTGTGTATACTTGCCCTGCTAACTTTAGTGCCATTACTAGGTATTTGCACATAAGTAATAATGCTTCTTCTACTAAAAAAGTGTATGTGCAATTTTACCATGCTGGTGATAATGAGTATCACTACATAGCTAATGGACTTAGTATGGCAGGACACTCTGTAACTAATTTAGTAAATGGTGGATACTTTAACTTACACTCAGGTGATAAGATTATGGTATATGGTGAAACAACAAACACTATGGAAGTAATCGTTTCAGTAGAAGAGTACTTTGACCCCAACAGATAATGCATAACGGGGTTGCAATCTTATCTGTAGTATGATATAACTATTTATGTAAAACTACTCCTGCACAAATAAAAGGAGTAGTGCTATGTTTAAGAATATTTTAAAAGCGATTCAAAAGAATCAACAACGAAGAGCAGACTATTGGATACTTATGAATATGAGTGACAAAGAACTGCATGATATGGGGATCAGTCGTGGCGAAGTCAGGCAAAAAGTCTACGGTTAATGCAGCGGGTAATTATACTAAGCCTAGTATGCGGAAGCGCCTCGTTGCTTCCGTTAAAGCTGGTGGGAAAGGTGGAGCACCTGGACAATGGAGCGCCAGGAAAGCCCAGATGGTCGCAAAGCAATACAAGGCAAAAGGTGGGGGCTATAAGTAATGGCCCTCTCTAAATCACAAAAAAGCCTAAAGTCTTGGACTAAGCAGAAGTGGAGAACCAAAAGTGGTAAGCCATCGACGCAAGGTCCAAAGGCTACAGGCGAAAGGTATTTACCTGCAAAGGCTATTAAGTCTCTTAGTTCTTCTGAGTATGCCGCTACAACACGAGCAAAACGAAAAGGCACTAAGGCGGGTAAGCAGTTTGTGGCTCAACCTAAAAAAGTTAGAGCCAAAGTAAAACCGCATAGGAAAGTTACATGACAGAAAAGCAACAGAAGTTTCTTGATGCCTTGTTTGGTGAAGCCGAAGGCAACCCAGTTAAAGCACTTAAGATTGCAGGGTATGCTCAGGGAGAATCCTCTGCAAGAGTTATGGCTCCTTTAAAGGATGAGATAGCTAACCGTACCCGTGACTTTATTGCTACCAATGGCCCCCGTGCTGTTTGGTCCTTGATGAACGTTATGACTAACCCAACAGACTTAGGGAATAAAGAGAAGATGGCTGCTGCCAAAGACTTCTTAGATCGTGCTGGTTTTGTAAAGACCGACAAGGTAGAGGTCAAATCAGAAAGCCCACTGTTTATTTTACCCCCTAAAGAAAATGAAGCTTGATAAAACTTGGAAACTTCCAAAGCCTGACAAAACCGAAAGTGGCTATGTCTGGCACCCAGTAGTAAGAGTAGGTAGACAAGTACCATTTGGGTACTCACAAGATCCA